GTTGTGTCTGCGCATCTTGCGGGAGACGGTCATCATAACCCAAATGGGATCCGCTCCAACGAGCGAACTCATGTCACATCGTCTGCTGCTCTTGCAGATCAGATTTATCAGATGAACATCTGGCTTGGACGAACACCATCTAGACGACTAGACAAGATTAGCGCAACAAATAAACGAACGATTGATGCGACTCATATCAACTGGTCTGACCCTTCTGCAAGCGGTCGTGGCTCAAGGGGTCGTATTTCGTATGGTCCTTGGAGTCTTGCGCGGGTTTCTCAGATTGATCAATCTCAATACGACGGTATGGTTTACAACCTACATGTTGCGGACACTCATACCTATGTGGCAAACGGTCAGGCAGTGCATAACTGTTACGACATTCATTTCTTTGAGATCTCTTATGTCTTTGATCCCGCTGATACGACAGCACTTGTCCTAGATAAGATCGCTTCAATCAAGACTGCGGAGAAGCCACAGAGTGATCTTCTAAAAGTTCCGGACAGAGTTGACACGCTTCGTCAAGAAAAGCCATGTCCTCAGTGCGGTAACGAAATGGAGAATGGTAAGTGCGAGGTCTGTGGTTACGACCAACCTGACGATGTAAACCTCAACGACAAGGAGCCGCCGGAGAGTCTTGCGGATCCAGACATTGAGGCGGCTCGCTCCAATCTATCTGAATTGGGACCAGAGCCCGACCAACTTCCGGGTCCGAACTACGGAGAGTCTATTCCAAATGCTCCCGCAGGACTACCCAATCCGGCTCTCAAAGGACCGGCGGCAGGCATGAACCCATTGGAGAATGCACCCGGAGGAATGGCTTTCGCTACTGTAAAAGATAGTGATGCCAAAGTTTTAAATAACGAATGGGAAATTGTTAAAGACGCCGGTCTGCTAACGAGAGTCGAGAAACCGATTCTACCTCCCAATCGTATTACAAACGATAAGGTTGTAAACCCAAAAACATTGGAAAACCCCAAGAAACCTGTCGAATCGAATACGAAGGAAAACCAAAATATGAGCAAAGAAGACAACAAACTCGATAAGGCTCTCAACAATCTTGAGGAATATCTTGCCTCCAAGATTGCTGGCGAACCGACATGGAGCGATGGCGTGACCGAGCACCAAGATCCCGAGAAGGCTGTTGATGCTGGTCCGGCCCCCGCGACCATGACATTCCCCGATGAGGGTCAGGAGAATCCTGTCACCTCTGAGGTGGGCTCTGATGGTCAGGGCCCAATTGGCGTTGCTGCCTCAACCGTTGAGGCTGGCGAGATGCCTGACTTCCTAAAGAAGAAGGACGACGAGGACAAGGAAGAAGAGTCCGAAGAGTCCGAGGAAATGGAAGACAAGGAAAAGAAGGAAGAGAAGAAGGAAGCCGCTTCTAAGGAAGAGGACGACGACACCTGCAAGAAGTGCGGTAGCAGTCCTTGCAAGTGTGATGACGAGGAAGAAGAGAAGGAAGAAAAGACTTCTGCTTCCAAGTCTGATGACGAGGATGAAGAAGAGGACGAGGAAGAGGAAGAAAAAGACGAGAAGGCTTCGAAAAAGATGGCAAGCATCCTAGGCGTTAAGCGCCATCAGGTCATTGCTATGCTTGACGCTGCTGGTACCGATCTTGTCCTTGACGTCGTCGAAGAGATGATCCTCGACAACAAGTCCGTCAAGAAGGCTCGCAAGCAAGCCCGCAAGGAAGCCGCTGCTAGTGGCACGAAGGGTGGCCCGGGTTCGGAAGCGCAGGACCGCGTTGCTGTCGATGGCGATCTCCTAGAAGAGGTCGGCGAAGGCACAAAGACGTTCGGCTCCGACGACTTCCATGTCGGCGATCCGATCACAGGCGACAACGCCAATGAAATCGGTGGTCCTATCGGCACAGCGTTTGCCAGCGAAGATGACGTTCGTTCGCACATCTTCCGCTCGCTTCGCATCGCCGAGACTGAGGTTCAACTCGGTCTAATTGAAGAGGGCGACAAGTTCGAACGCGCCTCCTCGCTAGAGAAGGAGTCGGGTCAGGAACTCGACGCCCGTGAAGAAACACTCGTTCGTGTCAAGAAGAACGCTGGTCGTACAGCCTCCAAGAAGGTTGCCGGTCGCGTTCCCTCCTTGAAGACGGCGGGTTTCCAAACACATTCATCAACGGTTGTCTCATCGGAAGAAGCCGATGACGCATCCTTGTTCATGTAAGTTCTAAATAAAAGAAAGAAACAGGAGATAATTCCAACATGCTAAGACTAACAAATCTTGCAAACGTCAACCGCCGCCGCACTCTGCGCGCTCTTTATGCGCAGACACAGGGTTACCCCTACGCGGTTGCGCTTGATCCCTCGTTCGACCGCTCACAAACCGACCCGTTTGATGACGCTGATCATGCTGGCAAGGCCGCGATTTGGCCCGGCATGGTTGCTCTGAAGACTGTTGGCGAGACAGTTCGCCCGCAGAATGCTAACCAGTACATGGACGACAACAGCACTAACGAAGGTGCTCGTCGTGCATTCGGTCTATTCGCAAACTTCGTTGGTGGCGAACTAAATGAAATCGGCACAGACGGTACCCGCCCCGGCGGTTCTGAAGTCGGTGTCTGGCGCGGTGTTGGCTCGGTCTACGAAGTCCTCGCCCCGGTCTTTATTGACACAGGCCTTGCTGCCGAGGCTGCCGACGAAGACGGCACCGCTTCAAACGAGATCTACATGACCGGTGATGAAGACAGCGGTCGTCTTTACTGGGACAACGACGCTCGTCCCGGCATGGACTGGCACAACTCGACAGCACGTCTGGTCAAGCGCCTTTCAGACAAAGCCATCATCATCGAACTTCTAGTCTAAGATAATAAAAGGAAATAACACTATGAGCCTAGTTACAGCCAGAAAAGCGGTCTCCAGTGCTGAGTATGAGCAGAAGTTGGCCAACCTTCCCAAGTTGACATCGTCACAGAAGAAGGAACGCCTTGCTCAGATTCTCGCTGACAAGACCAACGCGATGCAGCGCATCGGCCAAGGTATGATCGGCCCGATCCAGATCCGCCTTCGTTACGAAGGTATCGTCCGCAACGTCCTCGTTGAAGACACCCTAGAGCGCGGTCCCCTCATGCCTTACGACATCCTTGACGATCTCGGCATGGCGTATGTCCTTAACCAGACAGACGCTGAGGTCAAGGTGCAGGTGTTCGAAGGCAAGCAAGCCTTCCCGAACCTCTTCCGCATCGCGGCATTCCCGCGTGTCCGTAAGGAAGATCTCTACTACCTCCGCGTGAACGCCATTGAGTACGCTCAGGACGAGTCACGTCAGGCCATCCAGAAGCAGGAAGATTATCGTCTCATCCTGCTCCTAGAGTCCGCCATTGCCGATCATGGCAATGCTGGCCTCAGCCCGGTCGGTGGTATTCAGACAGGCATCTCACAAGGCCCCGGCGGCCACACCAGCGAGAAGACCGTTCTGGTCGGCGCTGGCGCTCCGCTTGAGCCGGTGGACTTCTACAGCGCGGTCTCGATGGTCGAGATTGAGCAACTAGAGGCCAAGCGTATGCTCATGCACCCGCAGGACATGCGTGATCTCTACACATGGGACATCAACGTCACCGGTTGGGCCTTCAAGGACAAGGTTGTCGGCGGCGAGTCGATCACCCAGTTCGGCGAGTTCCAACTAATGAAGTCGGTCATCGTTCCTCAGGGCGAGGTCTTCCTTGCTGCTGAGCCGAACTACGTCGGCGTCTTCCCCGTCATGTACTCTCTTGACGTGGAAGAGAACCATCAGGTCGAGCAGTTCTACAAGGGCTTCGTCATGGACGAACTCGTGGGCATGCTCGTGCTCAACGCTCGCGGCCTTGCCCGCATCGTCAAGAGCGACTCCTACGGCGACGGTTCGTACATCCAGACGAACATCGCCGAGCGCGGTCTCTACTCGTAATCTTTACGAGCCAGAGTTTGAGAACAGGGTCGGGGCTTATGCCCCGGCCCTTTCTTTTTGGTCAAATAACATTCATAAGAATTAGCATACTATGCTAAAATAAAATAGCCATGCATCCAAGAATCATCTTGGAGCAGTCACATTAGGAGAACATCATGGCGACCAAGACAAAGAAGGTTATTCGTAACCTTCACCCAATGCCGGTAAACCTTCGCTTCGGTTCGAAGCGAGATCCGTATCACATTACCCTCCAGCGCAGAGGACAAAGTGGTGACTACGTTGAGGTTCCGGGCGACATCACAGAGCATCCGGACTTCAATCGTAACGTCGGTGTTACG